CGAGTTACGTCCATCAAACCAGAGTTGATGTTCACAACTGCGTCTTCTGCGATCTTCATGGAAGCATCGACAGGTGAGGACATGACCATGTTACCGGCAGTCATCGACTTGTCGTTGTACACGTAGAAGTCTGCATAACCAGACACAAACTCTACGCCTGTGCGTGGGTCTTTGTTCTTGATGACAGTACGAATCTTGCGAATCTTGCGTGGGTCGAGATAGACGAGACCGACGATTCCGTTCTTTGGTTGTGCTTCGTCAATCTGTACCTGATAGAACAGACGACCATCGACATACCAACGCTTGAAAATATCGTGTCCGTTGTTGTCGAAGTCGAGCATTCGCAGGACAGCCTTAAACTCTTCACGAATCATGCCCTTGATTGATTCGGATTGCTTGAGTTCATCGAGAATGATTTCAACAGTCATACCCTTCTTGTCGTGAACGATTGCTTCGTTGACGATTTCATCAATAGCCGCTTCCACTTCTGGCTGCATAGCCATCGTGCGATAACGAGAAATTAGTTCGTTCTCGTTCTTGAACGCGGATTCTAGATTGAGGTAAGTGCCGTAGTAGCCGCCGAGCGAACCGGCGTTGATCGTGTATGCACCATCATCTGTCTGAGGTGCTGCAATTGCAGGTGCTTGCTGGTCAATCGTTTGATTACCAGTAGCCCGAGTGATCTGCCACCCGAAAAGCGAGATGCCTTGTTGCTCTTGTGCCATGCTTTACTCCATATCAAATTTAGGAAGCGTTGACTTTAAGATCAACGCTCCCACTTTCAAATTAAGCTCTAGACTGCGGAACCGCAGACTTCGTATCTTCGGACAGCCAATACTGGTACGAGAGGGTTACTGAGAACTCTTCGATGGTATCGTTGGAACTCCAATCAAGGTCGATGCCTGCAATGTCGTTAGGGAACATGCCGACGAAACGATACTTCTTGAGAGGCGAGCCGCCTGCCTTCGAATACTGATACACTTCTGCATCGACGGAATAGGACGTTCCCGGTGCGAGAGGAGAAGTCGAAACTGCTCCCGGCTCACGAAGGTTCGTCTGGTTGCCGTTGATACCACGGTGCCATCTTTCGAAAGCGTTGCGGATGGTGAAGTCTTCGTCGTTGATGACGGTGACTGACCAATCTTGGAAGGTACGGTTGCCTGCGACCTTAACTTCGCGACCGAAGTAAGGAACGGTTACTGCACCAATCGTGCTGCCGGGAAGCTGCGCCGTCTTCACGAAGAATCGCGAGAGGGACGTTGCCTGACTTCCTAGCTGAACGAATGACGGGAACTGCAACACAACTTCGAAGAGGTTGGGACGCGCTCCGTCGAACTGCATCGCTGTTCTGAAACTATCTACGTTAAACATCTGTTAATCTCCTGTGAGCCTAGTATTTATCAGAACTTGCCGACGATTTCTTCGAAGGCGACACCCGTTCTAACTGCGACGAAGTTCAACTGGATAAAGTTGATCGACTTAGCAGGCTTGACGTAGATATCACCGATGAATTCGTTACGGTCAATTACTTCGGCTGTGTTGTTGGTTTCGTCGCAGACTACGCGATAGTCGTAGATACCACGGCGACCCTGAACGGTGCGCAGGAATGGCTCAACGAGGTTCACGAACTGTGCGCGAGTGAATTCATCGTTGAACTCAAACAGGCTGGAACGCGATGCCTTCGCAATCGACTTTTCAAGGACGATGAAGAGGCGGCGAACGTTGATGCGGTCGAATGCCGATGGGCGTCCGAGTAGCGTCTTGTCTCCGAAGAGCATCGTGCCTTCTCCGGTGAACGAGACAACAGGGTTGACACCATTCTTGTACAGTTCGTCACGGTTTGCCTTCGTTGGGTTGTACGCCAACTTGATGACATTCTTGATCTGTCCGCGAGTTAGACCGGCAGGCGAGAACCAAGGGTCACGATCCGTGTCGGTGCGTGCGCATAGACCGGCGATATCGCCGTTTAGAGGCACCCAACGGTAAACGTCGTTGTACTTGTCGTACTGATACTTCCAACCGGAGTCGATGACTGCGTAGGAAGAAGACAGGTTGGACAGTTCGTTGTTGCGGTAGTTGATGACCGAAGTGGTTGCGTCGGTAGCCTGCACGTTTGCGAGGCGTGGCGACAGGAATGCAACGCAGTCCTTACGGCTTTCGACCGTGCCAACTACGTCGATTGCGACAGCCGAGTTTGCGCCGCCGAGCATGACCAACTGAACATCGACTTCTTCGGCTTGTGCGATCTTGTCGTATCCGCGAATGTAGTCGCCGTCTGTTAGTACAGTAGACGATCCATTGGAGAACGAGAACATGGTTTGGAACGCAACGTTTGCTGCAACGGTCGTCTGGAATGCGGAGGTTGCATTTGCTGCAACGCCCCAGTTATCGACAACCGAACCGGATGCTTGGAAAGGAACACCAGTGATGTAGACGTAGCGCGACTTGCGGAAGATTACGTCCTTCCAGTAGAGCGACTCACCCTGTTCACTCTTGGCATTGGTTGCCTTGGAAAGATTTGCGAACTTCTCAAGAACCGTGCCGGGAGAACCAGTGAATGCGCCGTCTTCGTCAACGACAACAAGGTGTAGTTCGTCGTTTGCGGTCGTGTTGCCAAATGTGCTGCGCACGAAGTAGGAAGTGCCGGGAGCCTTGTCGAACAGAGAAGCATATTCCCACGTACCAAACGAGGTGTTTGCGAGGATGCTGACCTTGAGCGAGTTGCCCAACACACTTGGGTAGCGTGCGATTGCTACGCTGTTGGTGATCGTGTTTAGGGATGTGTTAGCTTCGTGAATTTCTTCGTTAGGAGAGTAGACCGCAACCATGCTGCCGACGTTTCCGTAAGCATTGTTTGAAGAGGTGTTTGCCGCACGGATTACGCGAAGGTCGCTTGCGTAGGCAAGGAAGTTTGCGCCAGTGAAGAAGACTGCTGCGGAGTTTGTCGAAGGCTTTCCGAAGACCGAGACTAGCTCGTTTTCATTGGAAACTTGGCGAACAGTTTCGACTGGACCCCAATCGAACGGTCCTGCGACTGCACCGGAAGAGGTCGAAACGGCAGGAATAACTGTCGTTGCGTCAATTTCGGAAGTGTTTACGCCGGGAGATACTTGAAATGTCATGAGGGTCTACTCCTGATAAGAGGAATTCGGAATTGCCGTTTATTTAGGTTTTTCAATGACTCACTACTTCCCACACAGACCCGTCTTCGACGTAGGACATATCCACCGGATTGCCGTCGTTGTAGAGGGGTAGGGGCAGGGCAGAGTTGTCAATCTGAGCCATCTGTTCTCGGTAGAGCTTTTCCTTGATGTTTGTGTTGCACAGGTCGGAAAAGAAGGGTTGGTTGGTCATCCAAGAGAACAGGACTAGGCACATAACGAGGTCGTCGTTTGACCCCTCATCGGCTTCGTAACTGTTCCGCTTATTTATGAAAGTTGAAAGCTCCGCAATGATGTTGAAGTCTTGGAAGGTCAACTGGTAGGACTCGATCAGGGTCTTCATGAGCGAACAGCCGAGCCGCTTGACCGACTTCGTGGTACGAATACCACGGTCGCTGCCTGCGCCGCCCGATGCCCACGACAGGACGACCTTCTGCTTGCTCACCACGGTCGAAAGGATGTTCTCGTACTCGTAGTCGTCAAAGAGGGAATCGACCACTTGCTGCCCGTTATCGTTAATTTCAACTAGAACGTAGGCTTGGTTATACCACTTACTCATCTTAGCGATGATGGACGGGAACAAAATAGGACTAATATCGTTGTCCTTGTAGGTGCAGACGACCTTATATGGAATTTCAGTTACATCTATGACCACGAAAGCGGAATAGTCAAGCCCTTTTCCGCGCGAAGTGTCGCAAACTGTCACGTATTTCCGACCGACGACCGGCTTCTGGTAGAAGCAAAGTCCGACGATTCCTTCGAAGGTTTCTGGTCTGACAAAGGCTAGGCTCTTGAGAACCATACCCGAAATGAGCGTGCCTTGGGAGCCTTGGAACTCGCACTCCATTTCCTGTAGATACTTTTCGTCGCCCAAGTTGCGCCGCTGCTTCTCTGCCCATTCGTCAGTGCGTCCCGGTACTTCGCGCCACGATGCCGAGATATGGACGAAATCGTTCTTCTTTTCCACCGCCTCGGTCCACATCTTGTAGAAGTGGTTCATGCCGTTTGGGGTAGAGGATATGAGAATCTGTGCCGTTTCACCCGACGTAATGGTTGGGTAGACGGACGAGAAGAAGTCTTCTGCGATGTTGTTTGGGACGAACGCGAATTCGTCCAGATACAGGAAGTTGATGGACCAACCACGGATTGCGGTAGATGCGGTCGAGTCTGCGAGGACGCGGGAGTTGTTCTCTAGGGAAATGTCGCCCTTGTTCCATTCCATGACACCCTGCTGCATCCACTTTGGGACTTCGGCATAGGCAATCTTCAACCGGTTCAGAATTTCGCGAGCCGTCTTTGCCTTGTTTGCGAGGATGGCGACGGTCTTGGCTTCGTTGAAGAGGATGTACCATAGGAGAACACCCACGGTCATTGTGGTCTTACCGACCTGACGACCCGCCTTGATGATGACTTCGCGGTTTTGTGTGATCTTCGTTACGGCATCCCGCTGAAACGGGTACAGCGTGATGCTCACCAGTCCCTTGTCGAGCGTGATGATCTTGACGTAGCGTTCGATGAAGTAGTTTGGATCAGCCGCGCACTTGCGATACTCGTCCATCTCATATTGAGATAGCGAGATGTTGATACCGACGCGCTTGAGCTTCGGGGAACCCATGTACCCCTTGAAAGCGAGGACGTTTGGATTCGGATTAGACGGTAGGCTCATTCTTGATCTGCTTCAATAGTTCTGCCGTGCTTCCAACGAAGACAGCCTTATCAATGTTCGTAGTGGTCGGACGAGGACCGCCATCTTCACCATCCAACTTCTTTTTGACAGTGTGGAGAATCATGAGCTTGTCGGTCATGTCGGAGAGGGTCTTGAGAAATCCGGCTGCGACTTCATACG